CACTTGCGGTCATACCACAAGGTCAATCTGGAACAATTAGTCAGGGTGCAGCGACAGTACAAGCAGGAGCTCTTGTAATACCTGCTGGTGTAACTAGTACAACAGCTGTTGGATCACCTAGTATTTCAACATCAGCAGTAGCAATACCAACTGGACTTGCGGCGGTAACTGCTGTAGGATCGCCAACGATTTCTGGCACTGCAACGGTTATACCAACAGGTCAATCAATGCAGTCTAACGTAGGAACTGTAGCAAAATATACTTGGAGAGAAGTTGATGATGCAGCAACAATGGTATGGTCAGAAGCGGCTTAATGTGTTAGGATAAGATATGGCGTCAACATTTTCAACAAGGTTAAAGATAGAGCTTATAGGATCTGGTGAACAGTCTAATAACTGGGGTAATATCACCAATAACAACTTTTCTCAGTCATTAGAACAATCTATTGCAGGTGTTTATACAAGAGATTTAAGCGCACAATCTAGCCCTTATTCACTAACAAGTGGTAACGGACCAAGTGCGCAAACAGCAAACGAAGCTAGACAAGCTGCAATTATATTTACGGGTCACGCTACAGATTTTATCGTACAATTTCCTGCAGTAGAAAAATTATATTTTTTAAGAAACGCAAGCACCACTAAAAAAATTACAGCCAGACTTGGCGGAAGTGGTAATACTTTTGTTATTAACCCTAATAGAAATGTTTTCTTATCAACTGATGCTACAAACTGGTTTGAAATACAAACACAAGGCAGTGACTGGTTAACAAAAACAACAACATACACAGCTTTTGCTGGAGATAAAATATTTGCAGATACACAAGGTGGTGCTTTTACATATGCCAACATACGAATCTATTAAGTATAAATTTTCTGGTGCTGCTGTTACTGGCGTTTTAAAACCAAGCAATAACCTTAATGATGTATCTGCTGCAAGCACATCAAGAACAAATTTAGGCGTTGCAATTGGATCAGACGTGCAAGCTTTTATATCTGCAACTGCAGGTACAAACGCTAATGGAAACAGAACTGTAAGCACGAATAATCCTACAGGTGGTAGTGACGGAGATATTTGGTTGAAGGTATCATAAAGTGCCATGCCAATGTATGTCAAAGATGGTGGAGATTGGAGAATACTAGATACATCAGGTGATACACCTGATCAAATGTATTGTAGAGACTCTACAAGTTTTACAAATAAAACAATATTAAATGCGTACGTCAAAACAGGAGGCGTATGGAAAGAATTTTATAACATCTTTGAAACCACTTCTTTTCAAACTTTTACTGACACCACACAAATTTTAACAACAAGAGTACCAGCTTTAGCTAATAAAATACACATACAAAAAGCAGTCGCTGGTGGCGGCGGTGGAGGTGGTGGCTTAGACTACGATCAAGCTGGCTTTGAAGATGGCGGCGGTGGAGGCGCGTCTGGTGCATTTATATCGGATATGGTTTTTACTGTTACAGGTGGTGAAATATTAAGTTTTGAGATAGGCGCTGGAGGCACAGGCGGTAACGGTGTAGGTGAACCACCAACTAACACACAAGGCACAACAGGTGGTGCTACAACTTTATCTGGTGCAACAACAGGGCCTATATTTACTTTAAATGGTGGATCTGGCGCTGTATCTACAGGTGGTAGAGTATCAGCTCCTGCTTCAGTAGCAGGTGTTGGCGGCACAAGAACAGGTTTTGCAACGCCAGTTTCTACTGGAACAACTACAGATGATCTTGATATTACTACTTTTACAAGCGGTCCTCGTGGCACGTTTAATCAGCAAGGTGATGGAACAAATGGAACAAACGGTGTAAGATATAGTGGTGATAATGCTAATGGTGTTGGATCGCCAGGTGGTGCATCTTTTGTTGATTTAGCAGGAACTGCTGGTGCAGGAGGTGATGCAGGTAACGGTGGCGCTCCTGAGTCTGGACAGTTTGGTAAAGACGGCTCCCAAGGTGGAGGCGGTGGCGGTGGAGGAACCGAGCAAGGCGCTCCTGGTGGTTCAGGTGGCGATGGTTTGGTAGAATTTAGATTTTTGAGAATATAATGCCATTAAATAAATTACAATTTAGACCAGGTATAGATAAACAGAACACTGAATACGGTGCAGAAGGTCGTTGGATAGATTCTGATAATGTAAGATTTCACTATGGTTTACCGCAAAAAGTAGGTGGTTGGCAGAAACTTGTCGACGATACACTTATAGGGGTTGCAAGAGACATTCATGCATGGACTGATTTAAGTGGCGTAAGATACACGGCTCTCGGAACAGATAGAAAATTTTACATATACACAGAGGGTACAATAGGCGATGTAACTCCTATAAGAAAAACAACAAGTAGTATATCTAATCCGTTTACAACAAATGGAACTAACAACGTTACTGTAACTGATACTGGACATAACGCTGCTGTAGGTGATTTTGTAATCTTTGATTCTTTTTCTGCAATTGATGGTTTAGATATGAACGCTGAATTTGAAATTACATCTATTACAAACTCCAATAGTTATGTTGTAACACAAACTAGTAATGCTTCTGGATCAACATCTGGAGGTGGTGGCACTGGTAATATAAATTATCAAATTAGTATTGGAACTGATGCGTCGGTTTATGGTTATGGATGGGGTGTAGGTACATGGAATAATGGCACTTGGAATACACCTAGATCAACATCTACAGTAACGCTAGATGGTAGGAATTGGAGTTTTGATAATTTTGGTGAGGACCTTATAGCTACAGTTCACAAAGGTGGTACTTTTAGATGGGATACATCAGCAGGATTAAACACAAGGGCGACTGTAATATCACAAGCACCTACAACTTCTAGATTTAATCTGGTATCAATGCCTGACAGACATGTGTTTTTATTTGGCACAGAGACCACAATAGGAGATGCCAATACAAGAGATGATTTATTTTTACGATTTTCATCACAAGAGGATTTTACAACATGGACACCAACAGCAACTAATACATCTGGTTCTTTTAGAATACAGGATGGCTCTAAAATAGTAGCTGCAGTTAGATCTAGAAACGCCGTATTGGTGTGGACAGACAATTCATTACATGCTTTGCAGTTTGTAGGCGCTCCCTTCACATTTTCATTAGTAGAGCTAGGCGCCAATTGTGGGGCTGTTGGTGTGCATTCAGCAGTGGACATCAATGGTGTTGCTTATTGGATGTCACAAAATTCATTTTACTTGTATGATGGTACAGTCAAAAAATTACCTTGTAGTGTGCAAGATTATGTATTTGAAGATTTTAGTATTGCCAATTATCCTGAAACATATGCAGGTATAAACTCTGAATTTAACGAAATTACATGGTTTTACCCTTCTGCAGCCTCTACACAGATAGACAGAGCAGTTACGTATAACTATCTAGAGAAATCATGGCATACATCTAATTTAGCTAGAACTTCTTGGTCAGATTATGGTGTATATCAACAGCCTTACGCAACAAAATATTTTCCTAATGATACTGCTACAACACCGACCGTAAAAGGTTTGACAGCAGGTGCGTCTACTTTTTATGAACATGAAGTAGGTTTTGATGATGACGGTACAGCTATGACAGCTTTCATAACATCTGGTGATTTTGACATACAAGATGGTCAACAAATGCTTTCTGTAAGCAGGGGTATACCAGATTTTAAAGATCAAGTTGGAGATGCAACAATAAAATTAGGTTTTAAGTCTTTCCCTTCTAGCACAGCAAACGAGATATCAAGAATTGTAAATACAAACACGACAAAGTTTGATCTACGTGGTAGAGGTAGACAAGCAAATGTTGATATAAGAAGCACTGATGTAGGTGCAAATTGGCGTTATGGTACGTTAAGATTAGATGTAAAACCAGATGGAGGTAGATAATGGCAAAGATTGCAACAACTAGATTACCAGACTCAACACCAGAATATGAGCCATCACAGTTTGATGCACTTATCCGTGTGTTAGAGCAGATAACACAACAATTAAATTTTGGATTTCAACAAGATATAAAAGACGAATCTACAGCAAGGAGTTTTTTCCTTGGCGGATAGTTTTAAAAGTTTTTCTAAGACCGCAACAGGGTCAAATACAGCTGTTTATACTGTGCCCACAGCCAATTCAGGTTCAGTTCCACCAGTTTTACCGACGACAGCTATTGTAAAAAGTATCAGATTGTCCAATCAAACGGGTGGTGCGGTAACGACAACAGTAGCTGTGTTGGATTATGATGCTAGTTCACCACTAGAAATAGAATTATATAAGGATAGTTTAGCAGATGGGGCAGAAACAGAAGTGCTTACACATCCTGTTGTTTTAGAGCAACAAGATGCTGTTAAAATACTTGGAAATGGTGTAAAAATATTGGTAAGTTTAATGGAGATTACGTAATGTCAGATGATAATATAGGTAAAAAAGTACAAGACGCTGAACAAATCGGCACAGAAAAAGTTGGTGATAAAGAAATACCAATTTTAAAACCTGAAGTTTACGTAAAAATTTACTGTTCTAATTGTAACGCTGAAGTCGATGATGAGGAGAAGGCTACTGGCAATTGTAACGACTGTGGTAAACCTTGGGCCGAATCAAAGGCCAAGGATGTTACCATTCGTGTCGTTAAAATGCCTGAAGTGTTTGGTGACGGCGGAGAACTCTAACGATTCTCACACTCGCACGTTTCACAGCGATGCTTTTCTGAATCGCTTAGGTGTCTTTCTAAATCTCTTTCTGCTGCTAATAATCTTTCGTGATATCTGCTCACCTTATCAGCAAGGTTAGCAATAGCTTTTAAATAGTCTTGTTCGCTCATATTTACTCCTGTGATTGTTAATTTTGGTGAGAACCTAATGTAAACATGTTTTAAATGAAATCAACAGAACTTTTTAAAATTGTTTTCTTGACAACTACGTTGTCTCTGAATAAGCGACCTGCAGATACTCTATCTTTGTTATCCAGCCAGTTGGTATTGCTATTGCACCGCCGCCGTGATTATCATCTTTATCTGTACACCAAGAACGCATAACAACTATTTTTTCATTGTTTTTAACAACCATCCAGCCAACTTCTTGACACGTGGCCAATGGAGCATTAAGTATGTCTTTTATAGGTAACCAGCCTGTTTCTGTATCACGAGCGTCTAACCACGTTACACGGACCATAGGCACCTTTGTAATATCAAAGCTCATTTATGTTGCATGATACTAGAAATTTGCCTATAATCATACGATTAAATAGGCTAATTCTCAAGGCCAGCCTCCTTGCCATAAAACAAGTCATGAATTGCTAGGAGTACATGTTTAAAAAATTTTTTAGAAAAGTAAGAGATGTTGCAGGGAAAGTGGCTCCCATAGCAGCACCTATTGCTGGATTTGCTTTTGGACCTCTTGCAGGCGCTGGAATAGGGGCTTTGCTAGGACAATACGGTGGAAAAGATGCAGCTCTTCGAGCAGCGGCTTTGGGTGGCATTGGTGGTCTTGCAGGTAACTACGCACAAACAGGTCAACTATTTGGAACAAAAGGTGTTTTAGGAAAAGGTGGCGTAGGGTTTAAAGAGGGTGCAAAAAATCTTTTTATGGGAAGACTACCAACAGGCGTTGATCCAAATGTTGCAGCAGCAGACGCCTATAGATCTACTAGAGCAGGTGGAATCGTTGATCTTGTTGGTAAAGTACCTGGAGCAAAAACTTTTCTCACATCAGTTGCAATCAATGCACTTTTAAATCCACGTGATGAAGAAGATGATACAACTCAAGATGAGCCAGTTGCTGATGCTTTTAGAGATTTAGACACCGCCGAAATTCAATATCCAGATCCTTCGCCAGTTTTTGTAGCGGAAGGTGGTATCATGTCTTTAGAAAAAGGTGGCACTGTAGATGACTATGGTGGTATAGAAGCATTTAAAAGAAAAAATGGTGAGATAGCAGGTCCAGGAACGATGACATCTGACGATATTCCTGCTATGTTAAGTGATGGTGAATTTGTGACTAAAGCTATAAGTGTATTAGGTGCTGGTGTAAAACATGGTGGTGCTAAGACACAAGAAGAGGCAAGAAAAAAAGGCGCAGAGTTTTTTTATAATCAACAAAGAGAATTAGAACCGTTTGGTAAAAAGGTGGTATAATGGCAGTAGAAGAAACCAGAGTAAGACAGCCCGAGTTTATAGAAAAAAGATCTGAACAATTATTAAAATCAGTCTTTGGTGATCCTGATGCAGTAAAACAGCCTGGTGAATCAGATGCAGATTTTAATTTAAGAAAATTTGGTTTATCGGGTGTATCACAGCCTGTACCAGGTCAACAAATAGCAACATTCTCTCAAGATCAATTAGATGCTTTTGGTAACATAAGACAAGGCATAGGCGCTTTCCAACCTACTTTAACAGCAGGTTTAGATGCTGCAGCAGCAGCTACAGGCACTGGAGCTTTAGCTGGACAGACATTAGCAGGTGCACAACAAGCTTTTGATCCTACAACACAAGTAGATCCTTTCATGAATCAATATAATAAATTTGTTATTGATGAAATTCAGAGACAAGGTGATATATCAAGAAACAGACTACGTGGGCAAGCCACAAGAGCAGGTGCTTTTGGAGGTTCAAGAGCGGCAATACAAGAAGCAGAATTAGATAGGGGTATTGCAGGCCAAGTAGGTTTAGCACAACAAAGAGCTTTTGATTCAGCTTTGAAAGCAGCTCAAGCATCACAAGAAGCACAACAAAGAAGACAATTAGCTGCTGGTCAGCAATTAGGTAATTTAGCTAGAACACAAGGTGGCCTAGCAGGTATATTTGGTGGATTAGGTCAATTACAACAAGGTTTAAATCTAAAAGATCAACAAGCACTATTAGGCGTTGGTCAAGCACAACAACAACTTCAACAAGCAGGATTAGACACGGCTAGACGTAATTTAATTACTGCTCAGCAAGAACCATTTAGAAGGGTTCAGTTTGCAAGTGATGTCTTACGTGGAACGCCTAGCGGTCAAACTACATTTAGAGACGTACCAGAGGGTAATCCATTACTTGAATATGCAGGTCTAGGTATTGCAGGAATAAGCGCCTTAGGTGCTTTTGGAGAATCTTTCCCAAATAGTCCATTTACATCATTTCTTAGAGGATAAGTATGGTTGAACCAGTAAACATTTTAAATCTTAACCAAGGATTTGATATGGGAGCAACAATCCCTCGTGGTGTCGACATGAATATTGAAAGCATGTCATTGGAACAATTAAGAGATCTGCAACGTCAATTACAAGATCAAGTATATACAGACAGAGGTGATTTAATTCCTTTATTTGATAAAGTTTTAGCAAGAATAGATGACTTAGAAACAAACACAGGAGGTGTAAGTGAAGTCAAATTGACAGACAACATAAGTCCTGTCGAAGCTGGTGGTATATCTAATGCGGCTAACAAAAAATATATCGGCACTGATCAATCTGCAGATATTTCTAAGGATCCACCTTTAGCTGGGTATGCACAGTTTATAGAAAAATATCCTGAAATGGAGCCATTTATTAATCCAAGTAATTCAACTGCAACTTTTAATTTAGCACAAAATGCGGTCTTATCTAATGAGGCAGACGTATTGCAAAATTTAAAAAAATATACAGAATATGATGCAGAAGCCTTAGGTAAACAAAAAGAAGAAAGTGTTTTAGGTGTTGTAAAAGAAATAGATAAACAAAAAAGAGAAAAAAACCAAAAGTTTTTTGATGCAAGAGATGAAAAAACAAAAGAATTTTTTGAACAGCTCTACACAGATGATAATTATGATTTTGAAAAGAAACTTGCACTAGCTCAGTTTGGTCTAGAATTAGCTGGTGGTAGGTCGTTTAAAGGTAAAGCATTACCTATACTTTCTGAAGCAGGTCAAAACTTAATTAAAAATTTAACATCGATAAATAGAGCAAAAAAAGCAAGTCAAAAAGAAAAAACTCTTGCAGCTTTTGAATCAGAAATGGGTGCGCAACTTGCACGGTACAATGCAGAAGTACAGGCCGATGCTGAGTTAGGTGTACAAACAATGGAGGCAGTAAAAGCAGGATTAGAAACTAGAGATAAATATTTAAGCATGAATGCTGATTCAGCTAAGTATGATGCAGAGATTCAAAACAAAGTAATGTTAAATTCACAAAACGCTTCTAATGATTTAATAAAAAAACACGTAGAACAAAATTTCCCTGACGCACAAAAAGTTAACGTGCAATACATGGATAAAAGAACGGGGACTTTAAGTAAACCTAAACACGGATATTATTATCCAAGTGGGCCTCAAATGGGACAAATTTATGTTACACCTGATCCATCATACGGTGAGGCGGATCAGATACTTTATGACAACAATGAATTTGTAAATTACAGAAGATACGCTGAAGAAGGCAATATCTCTATAGCACAAGCTGGTAAAATGGCAGGCAACGATGCATTTTCTGTGGCTGACATGGATAAATTTTATGAGAAAGAATCTGCAATAAATACTTTTGCTGGTGCACTAGATACTGTTGCCACTACAAGAATAGCATTTAAAAACTTTCCTGAGTTAGGTGGTACAACAGGATTAATTGTTAAGAACTTCCAAAACTTTGCAAGAATAGCAGATGTTGGTTGGATGTATTTCACTGGTGGGTCAACAAATCCTGATTCAGTAAATTACTCTGGCGCAGACAATAAACGTTTTTACATAGACCAGTTATTAGATGACAATTTACCTCCTATCTTAGTTGAAAAAGGAGGACAATTAGTTGAGCAATCAATATTAAATCCTGACCAGAAAAAATCATTGCAAGGTTTTGTAAATCAGTCTCAAGTCGTAATAGCAGATGATTACGAAAGATATGCAAAAGCAAAAGAACAAGGGCAAAATTATGTCATATTAGGTGATGGTGATCGTATATCAATGAAAGATATGGACACAATCTTTGGTGCCCAAGACTTTTATAATCCAGAATTTGACAAGGTAGAAGTAAGAACACAAGCGTTAATTTATGCAATAGCAAGATCACGTAAAGAAACAGGTAGATTAAACAAAGACGATATTGAAAGAGCTTCCGTATCTCTTAACATTTATGGTAAATCAGATCTTGGTATCCAATCATCTTTAGAAGTCGTACAAGAAGAAATACAAAGATCATTAGAAAATGAAATAGATTTGCTTTACAGACAATCTTTTGCAAGTGTACAAAATCCAGACAAAGGTAACTATTTTATTACATGGCTAGATAGTTATGTAAACAGAGGTTATTATTTGCCAGATTTAGATTATTTAAGAAGATTGGTAGAGGATAGTGATCTTGTATCTGACTATGTAAAAAACAATGCAAGGTTTAGAAGTAGAAGTGATACAAGTATTATGTATCCAGAAGGACAGGAACCTGGTACAAGTCAATTCAGCACTCACGATGGTACAATATTAGAAGGGACAACACCATAATGGCTACAGTAAAATTTCAATTAAGTGACTTACACACTCAGTTAGGATTTGAAGAGCCTTTCGTTTTTGATGTAGAAAGATCTGTAGAGCTACCTTCTGGTCGAACAGCAAATATAAAAAATTCTAAGTTTCCAAGAACTAGTGAAGAAAGAAATATGTTGATAAGAGAAATATTTGCGAGAGGTCAAAAACAGCAACAGCTTACAGGTACTTTTCCACCAGCAGCTTTAAAATATATATCTGAAAATGCAGCTGACTCTCAATCTAATTTATTTCAAAGTGAATTAAGTAAAGTTGCAGAAACAAGTCAACGTATGTTTGATGATCCTTTGGGAACAAAAGCATCTGTAGAAAAATTTGTTGCTGAACAAACACCATACAAAACTGGATTTTTTCAACGTCAAGAGGCAATGGCTGACACCTTTCCTGTTGTAGGAGACATAGCAGCTGGAGTTGGATTAATACCAAACTTAGCATACTCCGCTGGAGTAGAACCGTTTATACCTGGAGATCCAAGTAGTGGATTACCTATGAGTTATGATGATATTGTTGAGGATGCAATTGTTGCGGCAAAAAGAAGATTACCTAATGACCTTCAATCATCTGGTAGATTAGCAACTATCATTGCTGCAGATTTAGGTTTACTTGCAGCTTTGAAAAGAGCACCTATACATCAATCAGCGATTCCTGTTCACAAAGATTTTTTAATGAACAAAGTTTTAAGAGGGCTTGTAAAAACATCAAGAAGTCAAGTCGGTACGCCCGTGGCTCTCGGAACATCATCAGCGATTGGTAGTGTAGCTTTTGATACAGCATACGCTTATGCTAACAGATTTTATAGAGATTCTTACCCAACAAGATTTAAAATGAATGACAAAAATGAATTCATTTTAGATGAAAATGGAGAAAAAATACCAGAACAGCCTCCAATTGCTGAAGATACATTAGCTGCTCTAAATCAAGCGAAGTATGAATTTTTAGTTTCTGGTGGTGCTGCAGCGGCATTTAACATGGGTGGTTTTTTGTGGAGAAACTTTTTAAGTAAAAGCACAGGTATTGGTGCAAAAGATATTTCACAAAAAGATCTTAACAAATTAGCACAAGAGTATGGAATACCTTTATCAATTATATCTGCTACTCCAAGAGAGGGTATTAAAGGGTATGCAAAAGTTGTTGGTGTATTTCCTTTTGTCGGTGGACCGTTACGTGAATCACAAGATCAAGCTAAAGCAGCTTTATATAGAGAACTAGAAAAAACTTTTGTTGAGTTGGCACCATATAATGTAACCAAAGAAATATTACAAAACCTTAGCTCCCAAGCTGTAAAAGATTTTCAACAAAATTTTCAAAACTTCGCTGGTACAAAAGCTGTATTGTACGAGGCTTTTGATGATTTAGCAGATCAAATAGATGAACCATTTATACCAACAAATAGAGTAAGAGAATATTTAGGAAACATTGTAACTAAAAAAGCAGAAGACATTCCTATAGAAGGAGATGCTTTTGCTAACGATAGATATTTTTCAAACGTTAGAGGCGTTTTAGGAGCTATAACAGGTGATCCTGATTCGCAAGCAAAACAAATAGAAGCTCTTACTTTACTTGCAAACATGCCAGAGTATTTAACAGCAAATCAATTTAGAGCGTTTCAAAAAGATGTAAATGAGTCTATTAAGAGATTAAATCCTGCAACTGGTGGTGTTACTCCTGACTCCTTAGATGCAATGAGCACCATACTTACAAATATTTCTAAAAATTTAAGAATAGATAAAGATGATATTAATAACTGGAAACAAATGTCTGGTAAGAACGAGATACTTGCTAGTCAAGCAAAAGATAGATTAGATTATGCCAATACTTTTTTCTATGCAAACAAAAATGATTTTGCTTCTTTCTTTAAAGGATCTGAAGGCACAACAAGACTTGGTAAATTAATAGAGACACGTGTAAATCAAAGATTTTTTCAACCTAATGCGCCAGCTGCACCAGGAGAGTTTAAGATAGATCAACTATTTGATTTTATCATGGATTCTAAAAACATAACACTTAGTATGCAAGCACAAGAGGAGATGTTTAGACAACTAGGTCCTAAATCATACAATGCAATGGTGTCGGGTTGGTTAGATACACAGCTTGGTAGAAACATTGACATGGTTAGTTACCCTCGTAAAAAGGTAACACCAGGTGTAACGGATGAGGGACAACCCGATGTGGCTGCAAGAGTTTTAGGTGAAAAAGAAGTAAAACAAACTTCTGTGAATGCAAACATCCCTATATTAGATGTTACTGGTTTACGAAAAGCATTAGGTATGATTGATGCTCCAACAGTAGGAGGTATTGAAGCTAGATCTTCAACAGCAGCAATACAGAATATGTTTAAACTTACAGGTAAAAAAGGTGAAGAAACATATAAAAAATTAGATGACTTATTAACTTTAGCAGAATCAGTGCAAAGTTTTGACATATCTGATGTATCACAATTTGTACAAAGACGTGCAGTATTAGGTGGTGCGAGAACAGCTGCTTTGACACTGACTGGTGCAGGTATTGCTAGTAATCCACTTGGATCATTAGGTGTAATTTTATTATCTCGTGGTATTTCATCTTATCTTGCAGATCCAAAAGCTTATAAGAACATGATGTCTTTGCTTGATGATAGTTTATCACCAGCTTTAAGAAGAAACGTTGCTTTAGAGTTAGTAAGATTTGCGGATCAACAATACGGTTTTGATAGAGACGAAGGTGAAGTAAGACCGTCTCTCATTACAGATTTGGAATCAGGTGTAACACCAATTATAAGAGAGGCACCAGGTAGTGAGAAGTCACGTAAGAAAGCAAAAGAACAAGTCTTAGGTATAGAAAAATATTACGGTAAAAAGGTTGACGCTCTTACAATACCAGAGATGATTGAATACTTTGCAGAGATGTCACCATTTGTTCCAACTACAGCATATGCAAATTATGTGAAGGTAGGTCCAGATGGTAATAAAGTTGATATTAAAGGATCTAATAGATTACAATCAAGCAGTCCTTTTGAAAATCAATTAAGAGTATTAGCTAGTATAGATCCATCATCTGAGCTGGCAAAAGGTATTTTTGGTGAAAAAGAAGGACAAAAAATTGCAGATTATTCTAAAGCTTTAGCGGAAGAGCAAAGAGTAAGCGATGTAGATGCTGGCACTGGTATGCTAAACATTCCTGTATCAGGTCAAAGTAAAAGAAATTTTCCTACTGGTTTCAGACAAGTACCACAAAATTTAGGACCCAACCCGTTTTTAACAGGTCTTTCACGTTTTTATCAACAGAACGTAGCGCCAGCAATGAATAATCCTATGTCTACAAGTAATGTAATTGGAGGGCTTGTTAATCTTCCTGGCCAAGTCAACAGATTTTTTACAGGTGTTGATCAACGTTTCGGCTTAGGACCAAAGAATAGACTTAATCCAAATCAAAGAATAGCAATGTCAGATGGAAATTTGAATCAAGCACTCGCCGCAAGAAGATTTAATAAAGGTGGTATAGCAACGATGAAAGGTAAAAAGTAATGCCTCACATATCAGGTCATTACGCAGGTGGAGGAGCAGATGCAAGTCAACCTGATTTTAGTATAATAGGAGGCGGTGGTGCATCAAAACCATCTAGACCATCAAAACCATCAAGCACTTCAGATTATTTTGGTAGTATGTACACTACACCAGACGTTCAAACAGGCAATCCTTCAACAGACGAAAACATTCAATCATATATAGATTCTGGAGCAGGAGGCGGTGGTTCGAGTGGGTCAGGTTCATCCGATTCTGGATCAAGTTCAAGCGATAGTGATAATGATACTACTACAAATGTTGTAAACAACACCGATAGTGATAATAATAATGAAGAGGAAGAAAAAAAAGCCATAGACGCTGTAAACGATTTTTTTGTAAAAATAGGTGGAGATAAAAAATTAAAAAAATTAGAGGGTGATGAATTAGACAGAGTTAGAGAGATTTTAAGCAGGTATTCTCAATTAGAAGCTGGTCCACTAAAATCTAGAGCAATACAAGTTCAAAATATTCTTGATGGTGTTTTTGGTAAAGAACAAAGATTTACCGACATGGAAGGTAATAGAATAGAAACAGGTGGTTTGTTAGAAACAGCTGACGGTTTAATAGATCCTAACACTGGTGAGCTTGTTATAGATAAACAAGGTTTGCCTGTTAAAGGAAATAAAAGTGTAAGATTTTCAAGAGAAGGTGTGATTGACGTTTTAAAAGATGAATTTGGTGATGACATTCTCAACAGATTAAAAAAAGATGAAAAAGCAGATTTTTATTTACTTCGTGGTATGCCACAAACCACTGGAGGTTTAGCGGATCTGGCTCAATTGGATGCTAATGATCCTAAAAATGCAGCTATTAAAGAAATGATTTTTAATGCAAGATCAACTTTGGGTCAAAAAGACAGTGTAGATAACATGGGTAATCCTAGAACTTCAGAAGAAATAGAGAAAAGAAGACAAGATAGAGATCCAGGAACAGGTGGTGGAGAAAGCGATGATACTGATGATACACAAGATCAATCTCAATTCTTTGGTTATAATCTAGGCCCAGCACCAATAACATATCCAGGCACTGGTGATGTGTTTGTTGACCCTTCACAAGGTCCATTACAATCTTTATTTGTTAATAATTATCAAGGAAATACTAATAATGTGGGTATTGCAACAGCGGCTGATGGTATGTTTGTTGACAACGAACCTAGCTTGCCTTTAAAACTACAAGATATTAAATACGAAAAAAGAACAAACATGATGAGAAATATGGATAGAATACAGCCAGAAACAAACGTAATGCAAGGTAATATGAATTTAGCTCCAAACCTTAATAGAGGGATATGATTGAAATTAATTTTAAAAACGCCGTTTGGTTCGGTATAATACTCGTGTCCGCAGGTATATCTTACGGTATGGTTTCCCAGAAACTATCGGCTCTAGAATCAAAGCAACAATTATTAGAAAAGGCAATAATGCAAGACATACCAGAAATAAAAGAACGAGTAATACGGCTCGAGATACTTCTTGAACAAGCATTAGTCGAATAATATTTTCTTTGGATCTTCGCCCATAACTTTACTGGCTAAATCAATTTTACTATTTAAAGCTTTTACAATCTTCTCATCTATCGTGCCTTCGGCTATAAGATCAACATAAGTCACCTTATCTTTTTGTCCTATTCTGTGGGCTCTATCTTCTGATTGCATGCGTACTTCTAAACTGTAGTCATTAGAATAATACACAACAGTGTGACTACTAGTAAGAGTAAGGCCATAGCCTCCTGTCTTGGGATTTCCAACAAAAAATCGGAGGTCGCTATCAGCAACCATAAAATCATCAACAATAGACTGACGTATACTATCTTTAGTGTCGCCATAATAGCTAGCCACACTCGTCTTACCGTATTCATTTGCTATCTCCTTTTCTATGGTTTGTATATCATGACGGTACACGGCCCATATAATTACCTTACCGTCTGTTTCCTCCAACACTTGGAGTAATTCTTTTATCCTGTTATTTTTAAGTGGTCTAACCTCGCCGTCATCTGTCTTTACATGACCACACGTTATCTGATGTAGTCTTGTCATTTGTGTCAATACAGAGGCAGCGGTCATAGGATTGTCCTCAAAGAAAGTTATCGCCGCTCTTTTCATCTCTACATAAGCTTTTAATTGTTCTGGTGTCATAGCCACCGCTCGTTTGGTGTAAAGTTTTTCTGGTAAGTCAAGACAATCATCTTTCAATATTCTTGTAGAAAACTCACGTAATATTGCTGTGAGTTCATCTAATCGTTGATAACCAAGCACGTGTTGAAAAGAATGTGAGCCTACACTTCTTTGTTTAATAATGGCATACCTAGCTCGAAAAGCATAATAATTTGTTTGATCTAAAAACCACCCACCAAGAAACTGTATCTGCGAATACAAATCTAATGGTGATTTTGTTACAGGAGAGCCTGTCATGATGCGTCTATACTTTGCAAGATTAGCTATCTTCATAATGTTTTTTGTTCTTCTCGCTGCATGATTTTTTATCGTGGTAGACTCATCAACGACCATGAAACACGAACCACTGAAAATAAAACTACGTGCAAAGTCCACGCCTCGTGGTGTCGACAATGCTTCTATATTCATAATAAGTATGGTTAGGTCATCAGTCATCACGGACAACTGCTCAAGCTCATCCTTTTCTTTTTTCTTCGGTGATGCTGACCAAACAGCTACACGGTAATTAACATGATCGGCCATGTGGACAGATAATTCGTTACGCCAGTTTCTTTTAATACCATTTGGTGCAATGACTAATGCACGATCTATCTTGCCTCTGTCATACAACATAGCAATGTTATCTATACAGACCTTAGTTTTCCCTGTGCCCA